TTAGCCTGTATGCTATCGATAACTTGACCCAGCGTAACAGCTTCATTATTGTTAATTGCATATTCTATTCCTAACCTAGAATCAAGTTGAACTCCAGGATTTGAAATAGATTCTTCTTGTATATTAAATATAGTTTGAGTTCCTCCACCTGACGGATGAAACGCTATTTGGGTAGTGTTAGGTAAAAAATTAATAGTCGATCTAGGGGCTCCTGATATATAATTTTGAATTATAGATGAGGAGCCCGCTGTGTATAATTTAAGCCCATCTATAACGCTTACCCCAGCTTGACCTGTAATTTGTATACCTTGATCAGTTGTCGCACCAGCTTCTGTTACGCTTTGTAATGTCGGCGTAGGTGGAGCAGGGTTAAGTGCTAAAATATCTCCTAATTCTGCAAAATAATTTTGCAGGTTATCGGCATCCCAAAGGGGTATTTTTGTTGCTAAACTAACTGTATCGCCCTCGTTTGTTGCGTTAGGATACTTAGTTCCATCTAGTTGCCAATCTTGACCAAACATAGTCAAGCTAAAAAGTAAAAAAAATGATGTTATTAAATTTTTCATTTCAAAATAGTTTTAATAATTAAGGATTAATTTGATCTGCGCTACCAAAAGGACGCCAAGTTTCAGGCGATAGATCGGTACAAATAAGCAGTCCTATAACGTGCTCACCTTGTTCATTTAGGAATACCTCACCATCTTTAATGTCGCCTACTTCTAGGTTATTGTAGTCAGTGTTACCAACTCCTTTCACAAATCCTAAATTAGGCTTTATGTTGTCGGGGTTAATTGTTCCAAAAGAATTTAATCTATTGGTTAACATTTCCAGGTCGATTGAACTTGTAATAAGCTCCCATTGATTAGTAATGGGCGAATAATAACGTTGTTCAGTACTTAATGGGTTAAAAACCTGTTTAACCCAAATCACCCCCTTATCATTGGGTTGTGTTGCGCTTTGTACATAAGTTAATTGCTTCATTTATAAATATTTAAATTTGTTTCATGTTTAATGGCTTCCATGTTGTGCCAACTCCAGTTGTGGGGTCGGCTTGGTCGTCTACTAACATCAAGTCTCCGAAAAAATTTGTACCGTTATAAGAGAAAACTCCAGAGCTTGCAATATCCCCTACCTCAAGCTCGTTACCGCTATTTCCCATGCCTACTGTATAGTTAAATCGCTGCCCATCAATGTAAACATGAAGTCCAGGTGCATAACTTTGATAAAGACTTGCATCACCTCCTAAATACTTTGCTCCTGTTATCGTTACATGACTACCATTTAAATCTACTACCTTCCAAGCAACTAAATCCCCTGTTTGAAGATTATCCCCTGTTTTACCATCTCTTTTAATTAATAATTGTCCATTCTCTGGAACAACCAAAGCAGAAACCGATTCTGATTCTTTATACCATTTCTGGCCATCATGTCTTAATCTATCCCCTGCTATTACCGTTATATTTCCACTTCCAAAGTCTTGAGTTCCTCCCACAGATACAACTACCCAATCTCCTGGGGCAGCGATTGCATCTGAATCCATTGGAACAACGGTCGAATCTTGTAAGGTTACTTGGTTAATAGAAGCATTGTAAGTTCCTAAATAACCCCTTGACTGACCTATTCTAACTCCTGTAGCGTCTAAGACCCCACTTTGAACAACAACTAATTTATCTCTTAATACTTTAAATTCTTCAACGAGTTCAGATGGTTGCTTAGAATTGGTTAATAACCGTAATAATGATTGTTCTGTTTGACTTGATATTGTTCCCATATTAGTCGTTTTTAGTCCATGTTAATAAACCTAAATCTTTGTAGGCTTCAATTCCTGCAAATCCACCTCCCTCGGTATCTATTAGGTTGTCTGCTTGACCTTCATTAAATTCTTCACCTCCTATTTTTACGTTTGCCGTCAACTTATTTAAGTTTGAAGAAGGCATATTTGTAATTTCAGTACCTTCTGACAATGTGCAAGGTACAGAATTTATTGTTAAATTTCCATGTGAAAGTATCATTCTTACTTTTTGAGCCATTCCAGTAGTAAGTCTTGGAAAAATGATATTCTCTGAATTATAAAGTTCTATTTGAGTAGCATAGTATCTTGTATCACCATTATATCCATCCACAGAATGCTCTCCTTGGTAGTCTTGGTAGGCTTCTAGTCGTATTAAATGCTTTACCCCTGTTTGGTAGTTCATACCTCCTATATTTTCATCATCTGAATACTGAATCTCTACATACCTTTTATTATCATTAAATTTAGATTGTATCTCACTTATGTATGCAAATTTAATGTCATTTTCACTGCTTCCTATCTCTATGGTTATTTGAAATTGATTAGGCATTAAGCTCATGTCTACTTCAAATTCATATAGATCATAAGGTTGTAGATTGTAAGTTGCTTTTGCAGAACTATCAACGGGCGTTGACGTATAAGCGAAATCTAATTCAGCTACCAATGAATTATAATCCTCTGAGAAATAAATTCGATTAACCTTAGCAAATCCAACCCCATCTATATTTAATTCTTGGCCTTCACTTATCCATGGTGGCAAAGTATTTTTATAGTCCTTTGTTTGAATTATGGCATCAGTATCGGGATTAAGTAAATCCACAACCCCATAATAAAGCGCACCAAGGTTATTTTGTGAACGAAATAAAGTAACGGTGCTGTAGCCTATCAGTCCTGTGTTATCGACTTTCTTAACGACTGAAATAGGAGTTTTCGCCCCATGACAATCTACTGCATTAACTCCAATATATTGTGCATTGGTTTTTAATTGGGTGGTAACTATATCACTTTCAATCCAATTCTGAACAAATCTATAATGCAATTGCCGATTTTCGATAAAACTCAACGTATTGAAGTAGTTCTTTTTGGCTGAATCTGTTTGAATAAAACGAATAGGATTAATTTCTGAAATATAAGAAACTACCTCAGATAAAGTTGTAACTCCGTCAATAACAAAAGATTCTGTATAAACGCAACCTAAAGCATCCTTAATATATAATGTATAGTTATTTGGTGGTATTGCTGTAAATCTATTATCTGACTGCCAATCAACTCCGTTTAACGAATACTCGTAAGGCGTTGCCAATGAATGTTGAAAAGAAACATTTACCGTTACATTTGATCCTGCTGAATAATTAGCAATATCTAAGGAAACGTCATTTGAATTTAATTTTCTTACTCCTACTACACTAAACTTAGTGCCTGATGAAGTACCCCCAATACGTATTGGATTTCCATTAGAATCCCTAAATTCTATTTGAACCGGCTGTCCATTTCGGGCAATTGAATCTACAAATGGGGAAGTAACTCCTGACTCTGAAAGAACACCATTTTTATAAAAGCTATAAGGTAATTCACCTCCTTGAATTGTATATCTTACATCAATAAGACCACATGGATTAGAAATATTAGGTTCATAAGCAAAACTTATACTCTGAGGGTCTGGTAGAGTCTCATTCTCAGTAATATAATCAATAGCTGCTGAATACGATGGATTGACAAATGCCCATCCAGCCATAAGACCATTGTCCTTTATTTCAACAATAACTTGATTATCGAAATTAGATACGTTTATAGCATTTCCATAATCAAATCTCAACGCATTTGAATATTGATATGCTGTTCTTTGGGTATCTGTTTTTATAGTCGACTCCCCACTTTTAGACCTCACATTAACAAACGTTTCAGTCCAAAGCGATAGTGTATTGATACCATTAGTAATTCGTATTGTAATATACTCACCAACTATTGGATTATTTGTAAGTATTATTGTCTGCTTATTAGCCATATTATAAAATTACTAATTTATGCGTTATAAGTCCATAAAAGTAGACCTAAATCCTTTCTTATCTCTATTCCTGCAAATCCACCATCGGTTACAGGCGCTAAATCATCATATTGACCTTTAATAAACTCCTCTCCTGTCAATTTAACCAAGCACGTTAGTTTCTTAAAGTTTGTTGATGGCATTCCACTAATTTCTGTTTCCTCTGCAATTGTGCATGGAACGTTGTTTATAAGTAAGTTTTTGTGTGATAATATAATCCTTAACTTATGTGCCATTGCTGTGGTTAGTCTTGGAAATATTACGTTCTCCGAGTTAAATAATTCAAACCTCGTAGCGTAAAACTTCTCATACCCGTTATATCCCTCAACCGAATGTTCACCAACGTAATTTTGATAGGCTTCAACTCTAATCAAATGCTTAATTCCTGTATCATAATTCATACCACTAACATTAACATCATTATAGTATTGGATTTCTACATACCTATCGTTGTCCTTAAACTTAGACTGAATCTCACTAATATAGGTGTATTTAATATCATCAAAGCTATCACCCAACTCAATCACTACCTGAAATTCATTAGGCATTACTGTCATGTGAATCATAAATTCATACACATCATAGTCGTGAATATCATATACAGCCTTAACATTTCTTTCATTTTCCGATCCAGAATAGCTGAAATCTAGTTCAGCCACTAATGACTGATAAGTTTCCGAAAAGTAAATCCTAGTCACCTTTGAAAAACCTAATCCAGATATTTCAACCTCTTGGCCTTCTGTTATCCAATTTGGAAGTGTGCTAACATAATCAACCGAATCTGTAATTTCTTCCGTTGTTGGGTCTAACAAATCTACTTTACCATAATACAATGATGCTATATTGTTTGGAGAACTAAACATAGTAGCGGTACTGTAACCTATTAAATCAGTATTATCAGCTACTCTAGTTGGTACTAATTCAGTTTTCGCCCCATGACAATCTACTGCATATATATTTATGTATTCTGCATTAGTCCTAAACTGTGTTGTGATTATATCAGTTTCAATCCATTTTTGCTTAAAAGTATAGTGCTGTTGTCTATTCTCTAAAAAACTAAGTGTATTAAAATAGTTCTTTTTAGCTGAATCTACAATAGCGTATCTTATTGGATTGGCTTGTGATATAAAAGCAACGGTCGGTTTCTCAACAATAACGTCATCAGTAGTGAAATCTTCTGTGTAAACACAACCTAGTTTATCTCTAATCCTCAAAGTATAAGTATCCGGTAATAAACCACTAAAAACACTTTCACTTTGCCAATTAACCCCGTCCAATGAATATTCATAAGGTGTTACTAAACTATTTAAGAATGTAACACTAACGGAAACTGTAGAACCTGACGAATAATTCCCAATACTAATATTAACATCGTTAGGGTTTAATCTACGCACCCCAACTATATTAAATTTTGAATTAGGGTCTATATCTCCATTGACCGAAATAGGATTATTATTAGTATCCTTAATCTCGATTTGTACTTGCTGACCATTTCGATTTAAGGGATTGGTAAAGGTACTACCTAATCCGGATGCACTTAAAACTCCATTTTTATATAATTTATATGGAGCAACTCCACCCTTTACGGTATAGTTTACATTTATAAGTCCACAGGGATTACTGCCATTTGCCGAAAAATCATAAGTAACCTTCTCAGGATTTGGTGGGGGTGGTGGGTCTGTTATTTCAAGAGTCACCGAAACAGTAACCGAATCTAGTCTACCACTCAATCGTTTCATCCCAAACACTATGGTTCCACTATGCAATCCTTCATTTAGGTTATCAGCTTTACTCTTAATTAAAGAAACATTATATTTTGCTACAGCAGGTTTCTCCCGTTGTGAAACTTTAGTAACTTTTAACCATGAAGGCTTACTGCTTATCCATGGTCCTTCCCCAAAATAATCACTATTATCAGTAGGAGTAATGTTTGTTGACTTTAATGCAGGCAACGCTTCATTAATCTGATACTCAAAATTCATTGTTGCTGGTGACGCTCCCATAACTATACAAATACTTCTATTAATTCCATTTTAACCTTTTCTTCTGTATCAATACTCAATACTCTGCCATAATATTCTTCACCTTTATACCTAAACTTAACCCTTCCAAATACGTTAGGAACTTGAATAAAATCGCCTTGATACTCGATAGTAGAATATCCATCAAATTGATCGATCAATTCCTGTGTTAAACTTGTTTCTAAAGTAAACATATTAGGAACAACGGTCGGATTATCAAATTCAGAGATTAAAAACTCCCCATTTTCTTTTAATTCAACCCCATTGGTATATGTTACTAAACTACTATTAGCATTGCTAGAATTAAATCTAACCTTTTTATTTGGATAGTGAAACAAAGCGGTGTTTATGGCGTATGAATGACCGTAAATTAATCTATTTGCAGGTGATAATCGCAAATTCCAAGCACTATTTGGGTCAAAAATACCTTTAGGAGCTTGCGAAAACCCATCGCTCCAAACCCTATGTGTATAACCATCACCTAATCGCTTAGCGTCATGCATCCAAATATCTTCATCCCTATCAGTGTCCTCTGTAGGGTAATCTTGAAAGTTTTTACGCCTTGTAAGCTCATATCCTACCGAATCTATCCTATAAGGTGTCTTAGCTTCATATATCGTCTCAGCACGTCTACGATACGTTGTAAACTTACTTAAACCGTTTGGCTCATCTAGACCGTTGATCTCTTCGTAATCCAAATCCTTTTCCATTCCAATCTCAATAGACTTAAAGAAGTTTTCGCCCATTGCTTCATCATTAAAAGAATCCACCTCTCCTAAATCAATTCCATTAAAGTTGTTTTGAGAAAATCTAGCATCCTCCACATATATTACCTCCCTGTTACCTTCAATCTTTGTAAACCATGTCATTGGTCGCCAATACTGAACCGCATTAAACAAATCCTCCCAAGACGTTACAAATTGAGTAATACGTTCCTCCCCAGACTCATCGTCTATGTATTTATCAGGAAATACCCTACACCAAAAACCATTATCAATAACTACGTCCTCTAGTTCTCCACCGTTGGAAAATAATGAAGATTTTACAATATTTGTTTTTCCGGTTATCTTGGCTGCTAATCTATTAAAAGCATCTATTATTCTAATACATTTACTTGTAGTTTGTCTAAAAGGAGTCGAGTCATTTACTTGAATATATGCTTCATTAGCTGTAATATAGTAGTTAGCCCTATTATTACTTCCTGAACCGCTATAGTTCCCATAGGAGTAATAAACTATAGATAGGCTTTGACCTTCTTCTATTACGAAATTATCTCTAGTCCAATCAACGGTTATAGTTTGGTTAATTGAATTTTGAGGGTTTGTTATTGTTCTAATGTCAGTAATAGTATCAAGACCAATATCCTCTCCATTACTAACCCTAAATTGTATCTTAAATACCTTATCATTAGCGTCATTCTCATGTATATCAGTAATAACAAATCTTATGTGAAATTTAAGATTTACCGTTAGCCTTCTATCAGCTTGTAATATAAACTGATCTCCAACTCTTTGTGGAGTACCTGGCGTATTAGACATGTTATGCGCACCTCTGGACGAGTCTCCTGGATTAAATAAAACGTTTTGCAAGTCCTCTGTATGTGAATTAATCACTATTTCCATAGGTATTCCTGCATAAGCATCAACGATCTGATTGCTCCATGATCCTGACTTTAAAATAAAGTTTTTATTGGCATTTGCTTCAAGTAAACTGTTTCTTAAAATGTTCCTAGCAACGGGCGTAAACGGATAGGATTTTAAAGAACCAATAAAATCACCATCAGCACTATAATTATCCTTTAAATCATATTCCTCATCTTTTCTACTTACAATATCCTTAAACAAACCTCCCTCTGTAGAATCAACAGAAGCTGAACCTGTTTTATGGTCATATTCTAGCGTTTTAAGGTCAATCTCTTGGATAAATGAAAGTTTCATTTGTTCGTGGGGGTCAAGAGTATCCATTTCGAATTTGGTTAATCGGCAAATGATATCACCATAAGTTCTAAATAATAATCTTAAATGCTTCGCTCCATCACCATAAAATTCTAATTTAATATTTGTTTTAGAATTTACTGATTTGCTTTCAGGGTCTCTCTCATAAGACTTGGTATCATTCTTCCAACCCTTCGGAGTGTCTTTAATAAGAACTCTCCCAAAAGGTTCTGATTCTATATAATATGCTACTTTCTGTACTCTCTCTATATTATCCATAATACGGCTTTCTTGGTTGAACTACTTTAACTGTATTCTGAATAGGTCTTGAAGCAAGTTTTTTAACTTCACTGCTAGTCTTATTAAAGGAATTGTTAAGGGTAGATAGCTTATTCACAATATCTCTATCACGTCCTAATTGCGTGTTTCCTGCCATTGACTGCAAGTTCATCATCCAAATGTCTTTCTCCATATCATTCATGTTATGGTAGTCTAAGAAACTGCTAAATGACTTGTGAACCTTGTCTCCTTTCTTCATGTCGATTATGGCGTTTCGGTCTTTGTAAACTTCAACTTCACCGCTTCCTCTTTCAACAACCTCTTTATAATCACTTCTATTGGCATCATTAATCATTGCTTTTCCCTCGTGAGTTCCCGCCAAATGACCCTCTGCAAACTGTGGCAACGGCTGAGAAGCCACAAACGCTGCTTGTGCTAATCCCATAGCACTTACAATTCCAGCTAGAACAAAGTTAGGTAATGATTTAGTAACCGCCAATGCTGTGTCAATAGCTATTTGAATTAAAGCATTCTCTCTTTCTTTTCTAGCTTTCTCATTTTTAATACGTGCTTCTTCTTCTTCAAATTGCCTTCTCGCAATACGTTTTTGTTCTTCTGTAGCTAATTCATTGTGAAGTATTAAATCTCTTGTTTTTATCGCTTCTTGAAGTTCAACCTCATAACCATGCAATCTAGTATCAAGAACAAAATCAACCATTTCCTTTCCAGCACTTGCCCAATCTTCAAATGTATTTTCCTTTTCATCAAACAAGAATTTAAATTCATCTAAATCAATCTTGTACATTTCAGAAAAGCTATCCATGACCATGAACATAGTCTCCTGAGCGTTCTTTCTAAACTCTCTTGCTTTGCCCATTTCAGCCATTTTCTTTTGAGCAATTTCTGTGGCTTGTGCTGTTCTTAAAATAGCTTCGTTAAGTTCTTCTACTGCCATAACCGCAGGATCAGCATCAAAAGGAAAAGACACCCCAAAGGTTTTAGATGCTACCTCTGTACGTTCTTCTTCCGTGCGCTGTGTGGTAATAAACTCCCCTCTAGCTGCTGTTGGGTCTATTAGAGTATAATATTCCCTTAAAGCTTCTTTGGCTTCGTCTATGGCTCTCTTTTTATCCTCATAAGCTTGTGTTCCAAAAACAAGTCCAGACAATTCTTTTTCCAATGCTGAAACTTGATCTTCAAAATAATCTAAAGAGCCTTTCATTAGTTCATTTACCTCTTTCCTTTCTTTTTTGCTTCTTTTCCACGCTTCCGCTTCTTCATTTAGTCGATCTATTTCATCTAAAATAGCTCCTGCTTCTTCTGTGGTTGAGTTTTTTAATAGTTCTTGCTGTTCAGATATTTCAGCCAATACATCTGCATAAGTTCTTACTTTATCAATTTTATCGCTATCAGGTAAAAATGGAAAATTAAAATCAGATTCTTTCTGTTGTTTTACGAGCGGTGCCAATGAACCATTTAATGATACGTATGCAGTATTTAATTTATATGCTTCCTTAGCTTGAATAGCCATTTCTTTATTATTCCTTATGATCTCATCAGCTTGATCTTGAAATAATACTGTGTTAATACCTAACAAATCATTTATTATCACAAGTGGAGTGACTGTTTTTGAAGCTATATTCGAAAGATTATTCATAGACAATATAGCTTTGTCCATTGTAGACAAACCTTCATCATAAGACAAAAACAATTTCTCAGAAACATCGTTTACGAAATCTATTGATTTTGCTAAGTTGTTTAAAACAGTAATCATTAATCCAGAACCTTCACCCTCTGACATAAGAGTAACAAACCTTGCCCAAGCATTATTCATTCTAGTTTGCGCAGCTACAACGGTCTCAATTCTATTTTGGTTTTCAATTCCATAAGCTTCTTCAAGGGCTTTAGCGAATTTAGGGAGTGCAGTCTCTGAAAGGATTTCACCTTTCCTAAGCATATCATCAAGTTCATCCACAGTAACCCCAAGTGCTTTAGCCATAATACCAAATGCACCTGGAAGTCTTTCCCCTAACTGCCTTCTAAGTTCCTCCGTTGTAACCTTTCCTTTGGAAATCATTTGCTCTAAAGCAAGGAACGTACCATTCAACTCATCTTGACTAAGTCCTAACGCTCCTGCTGCTTTGGTTATTGACTCGAATATCTCTTGCGTGCTTTCTAATGAGAAATTGGATTGTTTAGCTGCTGCAAGGAATTTAATATACCTTTCAGTTAGTGTAACAATGTTAGCACCATAATCATCAGCTGTTTTAGTTAAAAACTCTTGTGTCCTAGCAAGCTCCATTGCATCTGGAATGATAATCTCCATAGAGTATCTAAGAGACTGCAACCTTTTACTAAGATTAAAAGCATTACTAGCAAGATCAGCAAATATCTGAATACCACCAACAATACCAAATGCACCTAAAAGGTTTCTGAATCCTCTAGCTATACCATATAAGCTTGTATTTGTAAAGTTTGATGTTGCTCTATTTGCTTTATTCACTTTAGCTGTTAAAACATCGTACTGCCTTTGTGCCTTTTTTAATTGAGCTTCCGAAGCCTTTTCGCCTGCTATTAAGTCTTGTAATACTTTTTTAGCTTGCTTTCTCCTTGCATTTAATCTATCATAAGGACCCACTATTTTAGTAGTTGCAGTAGCTTCCAATAAAGCATTTTTTCTTAGTTCTCTTTGTCCAACAATCTCTTGTGCTGTAGCATAGTATTTTCGTTTTTTAGCAGCAGTTAATTTATCAATAGCTTGCTGTTGTTTTCTAATCTCAATAGTTAGTTTTTCAATTATTATTTGTTGTTGTTGAAGTTGGTTGCTAAGTCCTTGTGGAGAAATAGACTTCATGGTAGAAAAAGCCTTTCTAGCATTTTTAGATAAGCTAATCACAGACAAATCCAACTTACGCATTTCCTCTTCCAAGAGTCTTATCTCGGAACGGATTTCAATTAATTCCTTTTTGTGATTATTTTCTGCCATGTGCTTTTGCTTTTTGCTCCTGTAATTCTTTAGTATCTAAAATTATAGCTACCCACTTCTCTACACTTGTTTTTTTAGGGTCAATTTCATTTCGTCCAGAAGAACGCTCCAATTGAACTAACTGTTTCATAAAAGACACATCCTCTTTTTCTTCATCCGAAAGTCTTAAATTCTCAATCTCTTGTTCTTTTAATCGTATCTTGTTTTGGGAAATCTTTAATCCCTTTAGTACTTTTTGTATCTCATCTACCAACGGCCGGGATTTGTCAATCCTAAATTTCCATTTATTAATCTCCTCCACATACATAGATACCCTTTCGTCTGTCTTTTCACCATTCATTAACTGATTTAGAAGTTTAGTTACTACCTGTATTCGGCTTTTGAACCATGATATTTCTAAAATCAAATCATAATACAATAAGGTTTTGTTATCGTTTGTAAGTTTACAATAGTCATTGTATATATCCCTCCACAACTTATCATCATCCTCATGCTCTTTTATATCATCATCGTATTCATTCCAATGAACATATAGATAACTGAAATTCTTAGTTTCGATTATCTTATAGAAATTATATATAGGTAAGTCAGAACAACCCTTATAAACTACTCTTTTCATAATATATTTTGATTATTTAATCTTGTATGTAGATTCCAAAGGAGTTGGAATTTCGGTCTTTGTAGGTACTCCGTGAAGTTTCGACCGTTGGGAAGCATACAATGATTACGTAAAAGTATTGAAACTTAATTATTTAAACAAATTTTTAAAAATAAACTTATAGATTGCTGGTATGATTATCTTATCGTTGATCTCTTTATTGTTTTTGTCTGTTAGTCTTGTTAGGTCTGTTCGGTATGTAGATTCCAAAAACTCTTTTTTTCCTGATTTAGTAAGTATGCTGAAACCATAATTTTCAACCTTTACGAACATCGAATCAAAAAACTCACCACTCCATTCCATATTATATCGATCTCCGGCACTCTTACTTTTTCTTGGTGGAAAGGCTTTGGCATAGTAATCTTCTGTAATATACTCATAATTAGGAATGCCATATCCACCTCCACTACCTCTTTTAGAGGGGTGTACTATATCTTTACCAAATGAATCCAAACCCTGTCCTAACTGTGTGTTTTGGAGTATCATTATAATAGTGTCAATATTAGCTTCTACAGACTGATTAGCAACGGTCTCCAATTGACTATCAATCCATTTTAAAGTATTAATATATTTTTTTACTACACTCATAACTCAAAGGTAATAAAAAAACCCCTCATAATTTAGAGGGGCTTTAAGGTTATCATTGACCGAAATTTACACTACTACTGCTGTAGCAATATTAGATTTATAAAGGTCAGTATCAAGAGCTACTACAGGCTTATTCCCTTGATTGTCATAAACTCTGGATGCGATACTTTCATTTGTCGAAAGAGCAGCAACTGTAAGAACATATGTTCCGGCTTTCGCTGAATCGTCTCCGGCCGTTGGATTTGAAGTCGCTCCATCAACTGTAACTAAGAAATCAGAAAATGTAAGTCCTGTGAATGGCTTATTATCCATTTTAGTTTTTACATCTAAAGTTATCGTAGTTTCAGAATCTGTAGGAACTGCTGCATACGTTACTACAAGTTCATTAACCCCATCAATTCTGTTAGGATTAAAGTCTAGTTGCTTACGTTGGATAAACGTCTTATCAGCATCGAACTCATCACGCTCTAACAATTGCATAGCTATTCCTTCTCTTTCTCCCTGAGCATCAGTTGCCCAAGAGAATTTCTGCTTATGAAGCATACCCAAAGTAAATCCTTTGAATCCACCTGTTACCGAAGTTCCTAAGATGTTACCATCACGGTCAATTAATGTTACGTCATAATTCCCAAAACTATTAAGGGAATGTAATGCGGTATCAAAATATAGACCGTTTACAAACATAAGAGCGAACTCATATAGTCCTTCTCTTGCTACTTGCTTAGTTCCATCCTCTAACTCATCTATTGTGTCATCAGGAGTATTGTCGGTAAAGGTTTTAATCCCTCTAAGGACAATCAAATCTCCACTAGCTTGTAGAGACTTAATATATTCTTCCGTGAAGTCCTGAGAGTCTGGAAAAACAAATCCTTGCTTGGTAAGCCAAACTGCTGTTACCTTTTTGAAGAATGGTTTACAACCTTTAATCCCTGTACCTAAAATACCATCCGAACCACACTTGACTAAATTTAAAATTTCTGCTACTGTCATGGTTTTTTTATTTTATGTATTTATTTTGTTTGAAGAATTTTCGCCCCTTTTCAGTAAGCTTAATTTTCTCCCCTTTTTTTCTCAAAACCTTACCAACTTTAACATCTCGAATCAAAACATATTCCTTAGAAGGAATGCTTTTCTTCTTAACTTCTTTGGTAGGCTCTTTTATTTCAGATTTCTTCATTTTATGAACATTTATCTGTTAAGTAATAATTTAAGTCAATAACAACGCTAAAAACATGATTAGGACTAATATCATTGAATGGTATGGAATCTATGTCAAAGTCTCTAAAAACGCTTCTTATGCCCTTCTCAACCCTAACAATACCATATCTTTCGTCCGATATACTTCTCAAAAACTCTACAACGTCTCGTCTAGCTAATTCATCCGGTCTATATGGTTCATCAGGTAAAATCCTTGTAAGATCTACCATGAAAGTTACTTTAACCTCATTAGTATAAACAATCTCGTCCTCTGTGCTTTGAGTGTCGCTATCAATAAAGAAATAAACCCCTGCTTTTTGGTCATTGTAAAAAGCACTAGTAAGCTCGTTGTTATCCAACGGAACTTCCGGTACGATTTTACCTTGTCCATCAACATTTTTATACACTCTCCCATAAGCGTCTATTTCTCCACTCCATCTGTCTTGGAGCAAAGTATAAAGTTCGTTTTTAATACTGTTTATTACAGTATCAATTCCAACGTCTATTGAAGTCGTATAGTTCATTTCTAAACGCTTGTCCTGCTGTTATTGTCTTAATTCTGTTTCTCTGAGATCCAAACCGCCTTTGCAATGAATCCAATTCAAAAGCATACCTAGTAGTTATGCCCATAGAATGCTTAAAGTTTAAGCTTCTAACGGCAAATTTATTAGGTGCTTCTCTATATATATCATAGTTTAGTTTAGCCACAAATTTATCTCCGAACCTTTCTATTCTATTACTTCTTACAGAAGTCATAATGAGTTCAGCGACATCTATGACCATCCTAAGCGATATTGCATTGTCAAAAGCTGTTGGAAATAATTCCATCAAGTCATCGCTTATATAATCTCTCTCCAAGCAATCTGATAAAACTTTGTATATGACTTGTTCTTTTAAACCTTTTAAATAGTCATTAAAGTCACTTTCTGAAATATTAACAACGGGCTGAACGGATTTAATGTTCAAAAGAGTTACAGCAGGATTTTCGCTTTGAAAATACCTACCTGAGTCTGTTTGAGCATTATCGGGTGAGAGAACAAAACCTGTTATGGTCTTGTCCTCTTTCCATCCAATTCTAGTCATTAATATATCTTTTACCTCTGCTTGTGTCATAAGATTATATTAAGAGTTCGCTTGTACGAATTTAAAAATACTAGTTTCATTTGCAGTGCTAAGCCATGCTCCCTCTTGCGCATAAGTAAGAGCGATTTCGTACTCATCAACAACGTCTTGAACGTTACCTGCACTTCCACTTGTATCTGCAATATCACGCTTGATATGCAAGTCCAAATTCACACCGCTAAATACAGGATCAGCCATAGTTGTAAATAAACCTTGGTTAGAACCTACTGATCCTTCACCACGTCTGTTCAACAACTCATTCCAGGTAGTCATACCTACAGTACCACGCTCCCATGCAAAAGACACAGAATCAGCGGTAAGAGCCATTTGTGGTTCTTCTACTAGCGTAGTATTAGGTAATTGATACTCTGTGTTGTCTGCATTGGTACGTCCATTAGCGGCTAACTTTCTGTAAAGAGCAGCTGTTCTTTGATCTCCTACAATATCAATCATACCATTGTACTTATTCGCACGCATAGCAGATTTAATGTATTCAAACAAAAAGTCTCTGTCGGCCAATGCACTATCGAACTGGAAGTTTGTCGTATCATCAAATGCTAAGATGGAATCAGTAGCTACCTGAGAACGATTGGTATTAAGCCATGCAATATTTGCAGCACTCCAATCCAAATAAAGGCTCATAAGAGCGTTTTTCATTTCGTATCTAAGAATATTCTCATACGTCAAACGGTTATTGTCTGCTTGCTTATAAGACACTTTAAAGGTTTGAACCAAACGGTTGTATGTAATATCCTTTGTGAAAGAATCTGGGAATGCAGCAGCAGCGTGGGAAGCTGATTTAGCTGATGCTGATGCTCTGTACACTCGCTTGTTTAAATCAACCTTTGTAGGTTGCTCATCTGACTTCTTCAATTGGTTTAGATTTCTAAACACAAGTGGCTCACCATCCAAAAGTAGCTTGGTAGCCGAATGCTTATAATCTCTAAACTCTGTTGCATCTTGCAGCTCATTATTAGCTTTAGCAATTGCAGCTAATAATTGAGTATCGGTTAAATTTGCCATTTTCTAAATTTTATAGTTTAACTTTCACTTTGTGTTTTAGTCATTTCTGCTAAAACTGCGTTCGCTTCTTGGCTACCTACCGAATATCCTTTTTCTTTAATGTACGCATCGTACTCGTCCAAGGTTGTTGGTAACGAAGAATGTCCGCCTGAACCTTGCGCTCCACCACCACGACCAGAAGGTTGTGTTTTATTCCAACCCTTTTCCTCGACAAAAGATTTAATACTATCCTCAAATGAAATTGGCTTCTCTAAGCTATCTTTTAGCTTTTCACCATTTTTATAAATACCATCTTCTTTGATTTCATGTGACATAAAGTAAAGACTTGTAGCTTCTTCTTTACTAAGTCCAATACTATCAGGAAGGTCTGGTATTAGTGATTGAGCTTTGTATTTCCTCTTGTCAGTTTCAATGGTCTTTTGTAACTGGCTTAGCTCATTGTCCTTTTCGCCTAATTGAGTTCTAAGAGTCTCTAAAGAAGTATTAAGTTCTTCGATTTTCTTATTTGGCTCAACTTTAGCATCTTCAAGGATTTTAGCTTTATAAGCAGAAATTAAATCCTCAGGTTTTTTCCCCTCAAATTCAAGTCCTAAATCCTTTTTCATATTCTTGATTTGGATTTCCATAGCAGCTTTATAATGTTCGGTTTTAGCCGACTCCAATATATTCTCCTTAAATTGGGAATCCTCCTCTTTGGTACGAACAATTAAATTATCCGTATCCAATTTAAAATCTGTGTCCGACTCGGACTCCAACGCCTTGGTGAATGCCTCAACGTCTTTTACCTTTGCCAACTTGGCTAAACTTTTTATTAATTCCTTATTCATCACTTAATAAATTAAGATTTAGTTTCTTCTGTTTCTTCCGAACCTTGTTCCTCAGAGCCTTGCTCCTCAGAACCTTGTTCTTCCGCAATTTTTTGACGTAATGTTTCTGCATCCCATCCATGGAAAGCCTTTTTACCCATCACTTCTTCGTATTCCTCTCGAACTTTATTAAGTTCTTCCTGGTCTACAACCTCATCTTTAGGCTCGTCTTTTTTCGCTTTCTTATTTTCAGCTTTCTTGACATAGCGTAAATTGCTATAAGCCGATTGAGCGTTCATAATCTCCGCTTGCCTTTCGGTAATACGGACAATCTTTTGTGGCTTGCCTTTACCTAGTAAAAGCTCTTGCCATTCACCTCTATGCTTTTCTTCTACACCGTAAGTGAACTCTTTGTTTGGATCATTTTTCGACATTGTTAATTAAATTTAATTGTTTACTATTTATGTAATTTTCAAAATCTTCTCTTAATTGATCTTCCGATAGTATTACCGCCTTTTCTTTAGTTAGCGTTGATACCCAAGTGGAGTAATATAGTTTTTTAGCCTTTTCAACTGGCGAAATCCAATCTATCTTCGAAATCGATTCCGGTGTCATTGTTGGAAATGGCTCTATCTTAGACAGCTTAGTGTACATAGTTAGCGATACAGGGTCATTCTGAAACTCCCCATCAAAATACTGATTACGCAAGTCCATATTTATGATTTCGCTAATTGGATAATTCGTTGCTTCTTGATACTTCTTTAAAATATCATCTGGAGTCTCCAAAATATATCGATCCCCATAAGATACCGAACTCTCATACTTAGGATTCCTAAGAACTACCTTCCCATAACAATCCAATAAGAACTTATGTAGCTTAGAAAAGGTATCTGAAATATCCCTAAGTCTATCTTTTACAGGCTGAGCATCTAAGAATCGACCTGTAGCAGTTTCCCTCTTTCCTCCTTGCTCGTAAGTCGTACCCCAAACCGATTGAAACATACTGTTTTTCATCTTTTCTATGTTATCTTCATAGAATTTGGCAGTTTCTAAGTTCGGAGATATAGTTCCAGCAATATTTTCTTTCTTTAAAGGAGCATCCCCTTCCTGTGGAGCTTTAATTATAAGTTTGTCAGAAGGATTTACACGAGTTTTCTCACCAGTACCACCACAGCTAGTACAAACACGCTCGATAACTTCTGATTCTGGAGTTGATTGGTACTTAATAACACCCTCACCACCACATCGTGTACAAGCCTGCTCTAATGCATAGTAAAGTGGATATGCGTGCGATAGCTTATGAACGGTCTTAACACTTAAATCCCTTAAATACTCGTCTGCATCCTCAACAACGTCCTGTAGAATACTCTCGAATACATCAAAATTGGGCGATTTCTCATCTCCCAATATTATAGCGGGAACATAACCAAAATAGTTTGGAATAGTGCTATTTTTCTCAACGTAAACATTATCACCATCCTTAACGAAAATTCGGTCAGTCTCACTATCGATAACCCTAAAACACCTCCTTTCTTTAGCAGATTTCAAATATCCGTGTCCTAGTTTTTCATAGAACTCAATTTCTTGCTTAGTTAATTCCTTCTTATAAGATTCAAATATGATAGCTTTTACAATATTACCCTTATTCTCGTACCAAAATATCTGATTGGTATTGATAATATGAGTTTCAATCATTCCCTCTTTGTCAATATCAACAAATAACACCCCATTCGGGTCAATGATATATTGCTTCTTAACTACCTTTTTAAGGTATTTCTTAATATCAAGACCATCACTAATATCACCAATATTCCTTTTAAGTTCATCAACCTTGTCTTGTGAAACATTATAGTTTATAGAACCGCCTTTAGCTGTGAATATCTTGTCTGTAGGTCTTAATAGGAAAGAAAATAACGACCTGTTGGATTTAACTAGTTTTTCTCTAAGGATCTTCTGCGCATTGGTTTCATAGTCGTCTAAGGATTCCAAATATTCAACGACTCGAAGTCCAGTTACGTGCATATTCATTTTCCTAGCCTGTTTACGAGCTATCTCGATCTTAGGCTGCACTCCTTTAGATATAATCTCAAAAACTTCATTATCACTTAAAACCATGGTACGTATGAAAAATTAAAGTAAAACTATAAATATTCCTTATAATATACAAATATAATAACAAACTAAAACAAAATAGATTATATTTATCAACCTGGTATTCTAGTTATAAGCGGTCTACGAGTGGGTTTAAGGTCGAAATAAACTCTCATAAATATTGCATCCCTATAATCAGGAGAACGGCCTATATCCTTCTTAATATCGTCTTTATGCTTGCAATCGAGTTTCCCCATTCTGCCCACAACACTACGAATCTGGTCGAGTTCTTCCTTAATCTCCTTACGTTGAGTATCGTTTAAGTCACACGCAATCCAAAGACCACCCTCATTTATTTTATCTGCCAAATGATAAAGGCATTGTACTTGTAAGTTTCTGTAGTTAGGCGTTTCCCTACCCTCTTTTATTGGGGCAGAATTATTTACAAAACCTTTTATTCCTGTCATATCAATAACACCCCCACCTACTCCATCAGAATCCCCAATACACCTATTTCTAGGAATACGATATTTACGCCTAAAGATTTCTATTGCCATTGCAATCTCAGTAAGTTTAGATAAATCATAAATAGCCTTATCAATAATCTTCCAGCCACTCCAAACAAAAATAACCGCCTTGTCACTACCCAAACGAGCAATATCAGCAGTTAAATACGTTTTTCCACTACGAACATGGTCATTATCAAACACCTGCTCCACCATTTCATAATCACACAAAGCATCCGGACTATCCTCATAATCCCAATTCCCTTTAAACAACCGTTCATAAAGTGCCTTATTCGATAAAGCCATCCTTTCCAACGACTGAACATAAGCCTTTTCAATAAACGGATTCTCAGTAACCAAACAAGACAAGTACTGTTTATGATCCTCTAATAGTCCACTATTATACTTATCATAAAACTCCATCTTTGCCCAATTCTTCTTTGGGTTACAGGTCATAAAAAGCATTTTCTTTAACCCATATTTCCTATTCAAATGTCGTCCGGTACGTGTCTTTAAAACCTCATAAGCCATTTGATTAATCTCTCCAACCTCCTCAATCCATCCACCTGTGTATTCCGTAGAACCCAAATCCTCATACAATGGATCAGAGGGCTTATACTTGACCTCAATCAAATTTATGAAACTACCATTATCAAACTGAATGAAGTTTTTCTGACCGTTGTACTTAAATCCACTAAACCCATATTCCCTGCAAACCTTATTAAAAGTCACCAATACCGAATCCACAATATCACCCAACTCATTACGAGCGATAAACCAACGAGTATTAGGATAGTTAACACACATAAACAAAAGCCAAGCACAACCCGTCCAGGACTTTGCACCACCAGCACCACCACCATACAACAATTCCTCATACCGACCCGAAGTAAGTATCTCTAAAGCCTTCCTTTGCTTCTCATGCGTCCTAACATCACCATCCTCATCCTTCCCAGTAACTATAAATTCAAAATCCCTTCGCTTAAATAAATTCGCCCTAATGTCAAAAGGAGTTATCGTACTTAATAACCCCTCTAACTCCTGTCGCTTAACCTCCGAAATTCCCATAAACTAAGATTTATCACGACTACTAAATTTACCCAAATGATACGCAAATACAAACATAGACACCCACCTTGGTGGATTCTTTCGGCCACTACGTGTCGCAACACGATAAGCATTGTACTGCATACCCGTCATCTCAGAAACCGCCTTGCCAGTTAATCCCTCAGCCTTTAAAATAGACTTGTACTTCTTCAACATATCCATCATATAACCTGTTTTTCTTTTGTTATTTCAAAACCCCTTACTATGAATGTTTGAGCATTAGAATCCATTATTTCATATAAAACCCCTTGACTGAACGAGAAACGAACATCAGTAACTAAATAAATATCAGACTCAGGTAAATTCAAATAAACACGTTCATTAATCTCAAAATCATAATCAAAACTACCCCTCATAACCTACCATTTACACTCCTTAATACCAACACGAATCCCACAAAATAAACCAACCAATACAGCCAAAAACCAAATCAATAATACAACTAATCCCATATCTAACAAATTTTTATATTTTACCCCAAATATAAGAAAAAGTTAGCATACATAACAAAACACCCCAAATAAGAAAAGCTCAGCCAAATTAATGACTGAGCAAATCCCCTAACTAACCAAAAAAAATGAAACACCACTACTATCCCAAATATACACCTTTTATCGCAGAATTGTCAAATACATCCACCACATTACCCAAAATAATAATATTTACCCAAAACATCCAAAAACAAACCCCAAAATTTTTTTGCCACATCCAAAATCAAAAAAAAAACCAAAAGTTTCAAAATTAGAAAAATTTTACACGTGGGGATAGAAAGGCTCGGCAATATCCCCCATTGGGTGGGTGGTGGGGGGGGTGGTTTATTGTGGTCAACCTTATAGGGTGGTATGGTATGGCGTTCTATTGGTCTTTACCCTCGTTATACACCTGCAACAGGTTGTTTAGACTCATGCTATCCACGTTATCTATGTTGATAGTTGTCTTTTTCTGCTTGTTATCGGCTCCATAGAAACCTATGTGCTTATTGATTTCCTTAATGGCTGTTGCTTTGTCTACTAATCGCAGTTCGATATATTCTTCTGTTACCTGCGCACCTACTGACTTATCAAAATAAGTCTTTTTCTTATGTTTAAAGCTCTGGATGCACCTTCTTACATCGGCCGGAAGCTCCTTGATCTCCTCAGGTTTCAAAGTAATAAAATCGGTAGCGTCTGAGTATGCCCATTGTAACAACTCCCTGAGTATCTGCTCTTGTTCTATATCGGCCATAGCTCTCAACCTTGCCCGTTTCTCTGCGATTGCTTTCTGTACGTCTTTTTTTTGATTAAGTCTATACCAATAATGAGAAGCTGCCGAACGGGTTTTATCTGGAAG